TGTACAAATTCTTGATGTCATCGGGAATGTCCACAATGTTTTGTATAGAACCACCAGCCTTGACCATCAAGTCCTTCATCTCCTTCGACCAGAGACCCACCTTCTTGAGGTCATCTACGAGGTGCTTGTTGACCACGACAAACTCACCAGCGAGGGTACGTCGGAGATAGATGTTCGTGGTGTATGGTTCAAAGCACTCATTGTTNCCCAGAATTTGGGCAGTGGAGGCGGTGGGCATGGGTGCCATCAGGAGACTGTTTCGGAGACCCTTTGTCTTGACACGCTCACGCATCCCATCCCAGTCGTAACGGTCACTAAACTTTGTGTCACCCTCCCACATATCAGGTTGGAGGATACCTTGGGAGGCGGGAGACCCCTCAAAACTCTCATAAGAACCCTCAACCTCAGCCAGTTCAGAGGAAGCCTCGAGGGCGGCGTGGTACATAGTCTCAAAGATGTGCGCGTTCATGAGACGAGACTCTTCACAATCGAAGGGGAGTCCACATAGGATGAATACATCAGCAAGACCCTGAACACCGAGACCAATGGGGCGATGCTTCATGTTCGAGCGACGCGCAGTCTCCACAGGGTAGAAGTTGCGGTCGATGACACGGTTCAAGTTCTTCGTGACAATCTTCGTGGCTTCGTGGAGCTTCTCATAGTCGAACGTCTTTGTCTCCTTGTTCACATACTTGGGGAGGGCGATGGACGCAAGGTTGCACACGGATGTCTCATCCTTGTCGGTGTACTCCAAAATTTCGGTACATAAGTTGGAACTCTTGATGACACCCAAATTCTTTTGGTTCGACTTGGAGTTGCACGCATCTTTGTAGAGCATGTATGGTGTACCAGTCTCCGTTTGAGACTTGAGAATCGCCTTCCACACATCGGCAGCGGGGACGGTGGAGTTGGCACGACCCTCCTCTTCGTACTTGGTGTAGAGAGCCTCAAACTCCTCACCATAGCAATCGGAGAGACCTGGAGCCTTGTCGGGGCAGAAGAGAGACCAATTGCCACCAGACTCGACCCTCTTCATGAAAAGGTCAGGAATCCACAGGGCAGAGAAGAGGTCTCTACAACGAGCCTCCTCATCACCCTGGTTGAGGCGCAGTTCAAGGAAGTCCATGATATCCGCGTGCCATGGCTCCAGGTACACAGCGATGGAACCCTTACGACGACCCGCTTGGTTCACGTAGCGCGCAGTAGCATTGAAAACCCTGAGCATTGGGATGATACCGTCGGATTGACCATTCGTTCCTCGGATACGGGACTTATTGGCTCGGATATTGTGGATGTGCATCCCGATACCACCCGCCCATTTGCTGATTTGTGCACACTCTGTGAGAGTTCCATAGATTCCATCAATGGAATCCTCCTTACCAGCGATGAGGAAACACGAGGACATCTGGGGTCGGGGTGTTCCAGCATTGAAGAGGGTTGGTGTGGCGTGGATGAAGTATCCTTGGGACATTTTGTCGTACGTCTCGAGAACCGAAGGGATATCAGTTCCGTGGATACCGATGGAGACACGCATGAACATGTATTGGGGAGTCTCCACCAACTTTCCATCCAGGCGTTGAAGGTAACTCTTCTCCATAGTCTTTAGACCAAAGTAGCCAAAATCAAAGTCGCGGTCGGGGTCAATGTTACCCTTGACCTTTTGGGCAACCTCGACAACTTCATCGGTGATGATACCAGCCTTGTGAAGCTTACGCATCGCGAGGTGGAAGTTGTTGGGACACACCTTCTGGATGTTACTCGCGACGATACGTGTCGCCAATGTCTCATAATCGGGGTCGGACGTAATCATCCCCACACAAATCTCAGCGGAGAGGGTATCAATTTCTTGGGTTGTGATGTTGTCGTACAGAGATGAAAAAACCTGTTGCGCAACCTTGGTGGAATCACATTTCTCAGAGAGTCCATACGTTAAATTCTTGATCCTATTGGTGACATTGTCAAACTTCATATCCTCAATACGACCTGAGCGTTTAATGACCCTCATATATCTAAAGTTCCACTTTTATTTTTAACTTATTTCTTGCACTCCAGATCCTTGCTCCTCACGGGAACGGTTCCGAAAACCTCAAATTTACGGTTTGGTTGGAGAAGGTACGTGTTTGTGTAGAAGGGACCCTCCTCACCAGGCTTAGCGACAGGGGCGTAAGAACCGACGAAGCAGACTGGAGGTTTGCAGGGAATCTCCTCAGCGTTGATAGGCTTGTTGGCATAGACTTCGTCAAAGTCAGCAAAGTTAAGCATTTACTATAGACATATAATTTTTTTCGGAAGCTATATTAAATGTGTGACAATCTCCACCTTGATTCTNTCCAGCAGTGTGAAACTCCCCTGAACACTCTCTTTTTTTCGGATTTTAACAAAAATCTTCTCCAGCGTGGCATCCGCCAGGCTTTCAAGAACAAGACTGGTATCGCCATCGACTACCAAAACCCCGACGACCTCTATGGTATCATGCGTATGATCTTCATCAACAACGCCGGTGACCACCACACACAGGTTAAGGAACAGGTTCAGATGATGAACGGTCGTGTCATCGAGACGGCACTCTCCCAAATTCAGACTGGTGTCTCTCAGTACATCGCTTACGCTGAGGACATCGACACTACCCGTACACTTCTCGATCGCCCCGCCAACACCAGTACTGTTGGTAAAAAGATGGATTTCAATGATAAAATCGGATTCAATTAAAGATTGGAATCTAAGATGATATAAGTAATGAGCTTGAACTATTACAAGCACGAAACTGAGAAAGTATGTAAATCCAAGGGTTGGGACAGGGCTGCCGTAGACACTGTATGGCTTCTCCTGACGGAGGAGTTTGGGGAGTTGGCATCTGCTATTCGTCAGTACAAAAGAACTTTCAAAAAAACAAACCTCAAGAAAGAGCGTGGCACAGACGTCATGATGGAAATGGGGGATGTCTTCAGCTACCTCTTCCAACTTGCGCACATGTTGAATGTAGACCTAGATAAGATGTGGGAGGAACATCGATACAAGATGCATGACAAAAAATATAATCTGAAGTAGTAGTAACAACGATGAGTGTACACATGCTCAACGACGAAGATGCCATCAATGATGTAAACCCATTTATCACACACGACTTTTCCCTTCCAGGGGGTATGCGACAGACGGGAGGTTTTGATGATTTTCAGGAAGTTACGTCAAGTACGGGTATTCCCGCTGCGGGAAAAAGTGTCTTTTGTGAAACTGGTCTCTGTGCGAAGGAGGAGGAACCCCATCGTCTCGGGAGGGGTGTCCACCCCCAACGGAACATTGACGTGGGTTTCACTTGTGGTGAAAAGAAGGAGATGGTGAAGGTTGGTGTCTCTAACCGAAGCATCCCATGGGGTTGGGTTCTTATTGCCGTACTGGTCATTGTTCTAGCTCTATTGTACGCACGACGTTGAAGAAGTATTCGAGACGAGACTTCTTGGTACACTCAGAAATAGCTTCGGGTGTACACATGTTTTTTATGCACTCCACTTGCCAAGCACTCTCCATATTTATGCGGGGTGGTTGAAACGTGGGATCAAGGATTTTCATCGCATGTGCAAGGCGTACATAGACCCTAAGGGGTTGGTCATAGGTGAGAACGTTCTCGAGGACGAGTTCAGCCATACGTTGACGCACCTCAAGGGTCTTGGTGACCATGGCATCTAGGAACTTTTCATAGGGAATAGACTGCCTTTCGGAGTTGATGACAAACCAGTCTCCAAGGGGTTCACCGTTGATGTAATCGGTGTATGTGTCGTACCCTTTACCTGGTACGTACCGCTCGTACACAATTTCGATGTAGGAGAGGTCTACCTCAACATCGTGAACGTGCTTAGCGGATTTAATGAAAGAGGTCATATAATCAGGAGACGACTATCTTCTTTAAACACCTAAGTGAACCTCGACAAACATGAAAATCATGTTCAAAGATGTACTCATCTATCGCCAATAACAGCTTTTCGTATCTCCTGACCCTCGATGAGATACGAAAAGGTCTTCCAGATGAGACTAGACCCTCATGGGTCAAAATTACGACAATCACCATGGTTTCGAGCTTTATCCAGCAGATTGATATTAAAAAGCTTCGTGAGACGTTCGAGCGCATTGGGTCGTATCGTTTGAAGAGGGAGGGTTCTTCGACGGAGGGGTTTGAATGGAAGTTGAAGCCCACGACATTCTACAATCAGGTGACTCTGACGTACCATGACACTTACAGCACCAAGTCTGTCAAGGTGTTTCCCAACGGTTCGATTCAGGTTGCTGGGTGCTGTGACCTCTTTGATTGTAAGCGTATCATCACCCAACTCATGTACATCTTCAAGATGTTTTTGGGACTCGACATCAAGGTCTCCTCGGATGCTTTCCGTGTCGTCATGATTAACTCAAACTTCAGCCTCAACTACAACATCAACCTTATGAAGGTGGCGGACTGGTTCGAGGAGTACCAAGACATCTTCAAAGTCTCCTTTGAACCTGATAGATACTCAGCCGTCAAGATTAAGTTCAAACCCGCAGAGGATATGAAAGAGATTACCTGTAGCATCTTCAGTACGGGTAAGATCATCATCACAGGTGCCGAGACCCTCAAGGAGATTGCTTTCGCCTACAACATCATCAACCAGCACATCAACGAGCGACCTGACATTCGGGTGTCTAGAACGGAGGATACGGACGTGTTTGACATTTTCTTGGGATACAAATGTGAACCGTTCATCGAAAAGCTCAGAGAGAAGGGATTCGAATCCTGGATGCGAACCATCCACAATAGACAAATTAATTTCTGATGTAATATTAACAAAATGTCGCAGCGACTTGGTATGGCCGACGGTCGGTGTTTCACCATCAATTCTTCAGCCCAACTTTTCAACAACTACGTGATGAAACAGAACGGCATCACGTTCGAGGATAACTACTCGTACAGGCAGCTTCTCCAGAAGCAGGGTCCCACCCTCCTCTCCAAGGTGCAGGAGGAACAGGGTAAGGAGAACTGCAAGACTTGTGACAAGCCCCTCATCAAGGTTCCTGATATCTACTAGGTGAGCGAAATCACGGAAAAAACTTTAAAACCATCCTATAGAATGTCGACATGTGCCATATGTCTCAATGAAGTCAAATCGACGAGGACAAATCCTCCGATTCGATGTGGACATATGTTTCATTCCCACTGTCTACAGAGATGGAAGGAACAAGGTAAGAATACATGCCCCACGTGTAGGAAAGTTTTCGATACTTCCCAATTTAAGATTGTCGTCACGATTCAAAACAATTACACAGCAGCTTCGAACTCTGTGTCCTTGAACGAAGAATCGATATTCGACGTGTTAGACCTTTTCGACATCACTTTCGATGTTGAAAATCAACCAGACCTAGACAGTATTCTTGCCGACCTTGGGGTGAGTCTTACCGACTTTGATGCCACGGTTCTTGACGCAGAATGAACTACAGTACTTCTCATAGTTGAGACCTGGATAATCACGGGAAGCTTTACGAGGGTCTACGATAGACTTTCCCTTAGCATCTGTCAGGAGGGGACCAGTCGCCCAACCTCTCTTATGACTGAAGACATTCGCTTTGAAGACGATACGATTACCAACCTTGAATGAACCAGCATTCTTGACTCTCGTCATAGGAATCTTGAAGAACTTAGCTACAGAGACCACGGTGTCACCTTGTTTAATTTTGTACTCAACTACACCGTGTTGTTTGTAAAAGTGAAAGTCCCCCTGTCGTATGTAGTTTGTGGGTCTCCCAGGAGACACGAACATCATGACCTTGTAGTACCCCTTCTTACACTTCTCGTTGGCACCTACTTTGTAGACCCTCTTGGGGTTGTCGGACACAACACGCTTTGGGAGATGTGTGCAATGAGTGTACGAGTGGTGTCCATTGGAGAGACCCGAACGGTCACCTGGAATGGACTTTTGCCACCTGTACGCCTCGTAGTCCCCAACCGCATATGCATAGCAGTTGTTGTTCCCGATACCCTGCTTGGAACCCCACCTTCGGTTCGTAAACTTACTTTCGGAACCACTCAGTGGTAGCCCTTTCATTTGTAGTGTACCCAGAAAAAAAATATAAGTACATAACAAATGATTCAGGAAGTTACCAAGGCTCAAAACAAGTCTGACGCGCTCATGGAGTTTCTCATCTTCGTGCTTGTCGTGCTCATCAGCACTTTCCTCCTCCGTCTCGTGTGGAACCGCTCCCTCGTGAAGCACATCACCGTTCTCAAGCCCATCAACAACTTGATGGACGCCTTCATCCTCTCCCTCTCCCTCCAGATTGTTCGCGGTATCTAAAAAAAACTCATTGTAAAGTATACAAAGATGTCTTCGCCAATGCCTTTTATTGTTATTGGTGGAATGTTGTGCCTCTCCTCCAGTGTTGGGGCTGCTCTAACCATGGGTGGTGAGGAAGACGGTGGTGCTGGTGCTGGTGGTGCCAACAACCAGGACAATGACGACGACACTTACACGATTCCCACAGATGACGCTTCTAAAGCGAATTGCTATGGTGCGAGGTATGTGGACCTTCGTGCAGCGTTTGGTACTGATGCAGCGGCACTTGAAAATCATTATACAACTTACACCACCAATGGTTCCGAAAATCGTGACAACTCTTGCACTCTCTCCGACACAGAGGCTCAGTGCTACATTGATAGATACGCAGATGCCAAGACATTCGCTGGCACAAACCTCGAAAAGGGTAGGAAACACTATTATGAAACTGGTATGGCCGAAAACCGGGACTTCGCATGCCCTCCAGCTATCAAGGAATTGAAGTGTTACGGAGAAAGGTACCCAGATTTACAGAATGCTTTCGGTACTGATTGGGACGCGCGTGGAACCAATAAAACTCTTTATAAACTTAATACTCATTGGAACAATCACGGTAAAGGTGAAAATCGTGACTTTTCCTGTCCTTAAATTATTTAAACCTCCTTGTAGCCAACAGTCGTCTCACCGTTAGGGTGCTTTAGGGTAGGGAAGGCTTTCATGTCCTTGCACTCCTCCTTATCGCAGTCGACAAAGGTGTGTTCTTTACCATTCTTTTTCATATACTCCAACTGCTTTCGAGTCCAACCACAACCCATGGTCCCGAAAACAGTCCACTTCCCACCCTCCTGCTTGGGGGCTTTCTTACCAGTTTGGAGGAGAATCATGATATCGATAATCGCGAGAATAGCGAAGGCGAGCATTTTATTATAGCTAAATATTAAAATGTCATCGACTGTACTGAAGTTCGGAAACAAGAATGTCACGCTCAAATACACCAGGAAGATGCCCCGTGGTGAAGTTGAACGGATGAAATCGTTCGTCACTAAGAATGGTNNGAAACTCGTCAANACNNCAAAGTTTAAGGTACTCTCNNAAGCTGATGAGGGTACGAAGCGGGTCTTCAAGGTCGTGCTCTAACAATACCAGGGCGTTTTTTGGGTACAGCTTTCACCGCCTTTAGGACGGCAACAGCCCTCGCTTTAGCAGCCTCTTTGTTTACTGGTGTTTTTGGTTTAGGAGCCTGAATCTTGATGACAGGTTTGGGTTTCGCCACAGGGACCGACGCTTTCTCACCCGTAAAGAAAGGTTTCGATAGAACTTCCTCAAAGCTGATGTCGACGGTCTTGTTACCCCTCAGTCTATAGTTCTTGACAATGTTCGACCTACTCACAAGATATTTTAAGGGTAACAGGTTTTCGATGAATGTCTTCACCACACGCTCCGTACGTGTCCTTGGTTGACGAACCATCTCATGTACGGAGTTCAGGAAAAAGTGTAAATCATAGTGTTTGTCCGACTTTCTCGAGATGCCGATGTTCTTGTAATTGTTGGCGTTGATGAGAGGATTCTTAATACGTGGGAAGGCTGAAAACCCAAAATCAATGATGACAGCTTCAAAACCCGCATTAGAAATTGTATGTCCCATGAATTTAATATCCTTCACAGGAACTGGTCGAACGAGGATATTTCCAAGATGGAGATCGTGATGACGGAAACCCGGATACTTCTTTTGGATACGGTAGAGGTTGTAGATGACCTGTAACATGACGGATTTCATGGCAAGTAGAGTGGGTTGAAACCTCATCCATTCCCTCAATTCCTTACCCTTCACATACTCGGAGTAGAGGATATCCTTCTTGTCACATGTTTTGTAGAGGTACATCTTGGGAACCCCAAAACCTTCCAACTTTTTCGCGATGGTAAATTCCATCTTTGGATTCATTTCCTCGAGGGCTTTTTTAAATCCAGCCAGTGGCAGATTGTTCGTCTTTTCACTCAATGAAGGAGTTTTAATTTCCTTGTAAACGATGTACTTTTCACATCCATCATCAATACATCCACGATACACCTTACCATACTGACCCTCGCCGATTTTCACGGCACCCCTGGTCATGGTTCCATTTTTCTTTTTCAGCCAGAGGTGGGACGCAGGGTCACACGCCTTCTTCCCTCTGAGAAGTTTCTTCACCTGAGCGTTCATTATTATATTCGTAAGAAGATTGTTTCTACTTACGAATAGGGAATTGCAATACATAATTTTACTGAGAAGTGCGTGTACCTCTCCACCACATACCACCCTCAGTTACACCAGACTTTCCTTTTACATCGGACCTACATTGAGCCCCAAATGGTTTGTATACACATGATTCAGCTTCACCTTCACCAGTGTTGGATTTGAACACCATACAATTTACTTTATCTACACCCTGGTGCCAATCCAACGAAAAACCTGGGCATGTAGAATCATCCTTACACGCAGTCTCGCATTCACTTACCGCATTCGCTGGGTTATCCACAAAAAATTGTGTGTATGGATACCCACTTTTATGTGTCAACAGGCGATATTCTCCAAGACGTGTGAACGGACTGGAAGATGTAAAGCTTTCTGGGTTAGTGGACTCCTTTACTGAGTCTGCGAGGGGATCAACTGGTGTATCATCACCACCACCAGCACCACCTCCACCGCCACCGCCACCAGCGCCACCGTCCTCCCCACCGCCACCAGCGCCACCGTCC